AAGGCTACTAGTTGGATCAGACGAGCCAACACGATATCGTTCAGCAAAACTATTAACACCAGAGATGTTTGTTGCGGTTGTGTTAATGTTAGTTATTGCTCCTGCGACAGTGCTTAAATTAGAAACATTTGTTGATGTCGCCATTGTATTAAGGTCAGAAACAAAATCTGATGTAGCAAGCAAATTCAAATCTGTAACAATATCAGATGTTGCTAATGTATTTATATCACTTACAATATCGCTTGTTGCGAGAGTGTTAAGGTCGCTTACAATATCGCTAGTTGCTAACGTATTAAGGTCACTAACAATATCGCTAGTAGCCAGTGTATTAATATCATTTATTATATCAGTGACAGCTAAAGTGTTTAAGTCTGCAACAAAATCACTTGTTATCAAACTAGACTTAGCAGCAACACTATTTATATTACTTATGTTTGAAGCCACTGTTCCGATATCAGTTGCATCTGCAACAACAGCAGCTATATTCGATTGAATGCCAGCTACAGTGGTGACGTTACTTGCAATGCTAGCCACAGTAGCAACATTAGAAGAAATTCCAACAAGGGTCGATATTCCATTTGTTAATGTTGTTCCGTCTTGTAAGTGAGCAACAGTTTGTATGTCCGCAGACGCAGCAGATACAGTTTGCACATCAGTGATGCTAGGTCCAGCTTCAACAGCACCTGTTGTTGAGTTAAAAGCAAGAGTCTTACCTTTGCGTGTCGCAACAGCAGGAAGTGTAAGTGTTGCATCAACATCAAAATCAGTAAGACGAAGCGATCTATCAATGTCATCTTTAAGGTCTGCTTGAATAGCAATAACTTTATCTAAAGCAGTATTTAATGAACCAACATTGAAAGGCCCAGAAGAAGGGAAGTCAGTAGTTCGTTCAATATCAATGGAGCGAGTAATAACAATTTTAATATCAGCCCCAGAAGCTGCTGGCACGTTTCCAGTAGTGAAGTGGATAAACCCTGTAGTTCCTGAAGTGTGTGCGACTCTTGAGCTTGCATCATTATTATCTGCTGTTAAATAGTGTGTTGTCAGCGTTTTTAATGTGCCATCTTGATAAACATTTAAATCACCATCATCAAAAAACTCAAACGGCACAGTAAATACCTGTTGAGAATTACCATCCGCAACAGTGTATTCAATCCGTGGATCATTATCTGCTAGATTAATAGTCATTCTAGTCCCCTATCATACAAACTATAATAGCTCTACGCACATTATCGCCTACCGCCTATCATCAAATCACGCATGTCATCACGAATAAATGGCAATCCTAAAAACGGTGCATTGTAAAACAGCTCTTTGTTTGCATCTGTATATCTACCAGCAAGATAATCACTAGCTGCTCTGTAATAAGACAAACCCAAACCAACGGGCGCACCAAACGGTTCTGTCAAAGAATCCCATACACGGTCTTCTCTGTTAGGCGAAACATATCGTGGCTCAATAAAGAAGTCCTCTGGTGTATCAGCAAACCCTGCTGCAAGAGAAAGCCCTATATAACCAAGGTCAGAATAAATGCCTGTAATACCTGAGTGGTCAATCAAACGTGCAATCATGTCAGGTGTTTCATCTTCACTATTCCACCAGTATCTATCCTTTACCTCCAATGACAGATATGACAGGCCAAGCAACGACACTACACCAGCCAATCTATGTTTGCGCATAGGGTCACGAACAGCAGTAAGTATCTTGTTGTTTGCACCAAAAGCAAAGTTCATAAATGTAAACGGCAAAGTCATTGCCTGATTCTCAATACGAACAAACTTTTGCGCTGCTGTTGATGCACGCTCATCAATAGCATACAGATTTGGAAACTGTTTGCGCATCATTGCAAAAAATGGATTATCTTTTAAATAAAGAACACCATCCATAATCAATGGCTTATCAAAGTTTTGCGCCATAACAACAGCATTATCGGCATGAGCAGCAGTAGCTGTTTGGTACTGACGCAAAAAAGCACGTTGCTGTGGTGTTTCTCTAGGCCACTCATCAGTATTCGCTAAAAAAAAGTCATCCGCTTCTGCACGCTGCACAGGCATATCATTAATATATCTAGCAAGATCTTCGTCAATGCCGTACCTAAACAGATATTCTTTGTCTTGGCGGTCAATGCTTTTGTCTAACAACTTCTTTGACAAACGAATAAATTTATCATTAACAAGAACTTGGTCGAGTGCCTTAAAGGTAACTGTTATAGGGCCAAGTGCATTTAATGTATAAAACAATCTATTACCAAATTGCATAAATTGCTCTATTGGTGTCATGTTATGTTGTTGCAATGAATCATTAAGAACACGCAACTGTGCTTGTGCCATTGATACATCAAGCGCAGTGTTAGCACCTGCTGCATCTTTTAGCACCTTGCCACGCAATACACCATCAGTAAGCATCGCTTTACCAGCACGAACAACATCAACCATGCCATGTGCAAGAACAATAGTTGCTGGGTCAGACAAAGCGGATATTCCAGCACCACCAAGATATGTCCATCCAGCATATGTTTTTGTTAATCGCAATGCCTGTTGATCAAGACGGTTTGCATCACGATTCAACAAACCCATAGCCCTGTCATATTCAGAAACAAAATCTTTACGTAATTCTGCAACTTTAACTTCTGATAAGCCCTGCGCCCTGCCTGCGGCTTCAACATCTTTAAATACTTCGTCTGGTGATTTACCGCCAAACGCACGAGAAAACTCTATCTTGCGCCCCATCTGCATTGCATACGTAAGCAACACTTCTGGTTTTTTAATCATTACATCAGCAACTTCCCACTCATCAAAGTCAGTCTTGCGATGTGCAAAATATTTGGCACCACCTAACTTACCGCTAAAGTCTGCTTCCATATCCGCACCATCTTCTTCAAGAATGCGTGATATAGTTTTGCCTGCGTCTTCTTTAGCACGCTCACGATGAAAGTTCTCATCCATCTTAGGATTATCTTTCATACGGCGCATAAAATATTTTTCAGTAAGCCGTTGCTCAAATGAAGCCAAAAGTTCTGGGTCTTCAATCAACATTGGCTTGTCATAAAAAATAGGAAAACGATAGTTCTTTCGTGTAGGCAGCCCAAGAGCATCATGCATACGGCTAGCAAACGTAGTTTGAAAACTTATTTCGCGTTGTAAGTCTAATATTTTTTTGCGTTGTTTTGGTGTGCCTACTTTCAACCCACCTTCTAACTCATCAATTTGTTTGAGTAGGTCTGCCATCTCATCATCTAATTTTTTAATAGCAGCTAATTGTTTTGCAGTATATGAGCCATTTTTACGTACATTAACTTCTATACCTTCAAGAAACTCTGCTTTCTTTGCATAAGCTTTTGTAAGGCGGTCAAACAGTTTTGTATTGTAATTTTTTACTGACTTTTCTATATCACGCAAAAGATCCATTTTAGTGCTTATCTTTTCCTGTGCATCAAGAATGGCCTTGTTAATAAAGTTATCATCTTTGATTACACCAAAGTGACGAGCATCAAAGTTGAAACCATCAAAAAACTCTTTAAACAAAGTAAATGCCTTCTTTTGCTGGTCAGTAACGCCAGCCATAAGTGCATCAACAGCCTGTGGATTTGGCTGCCCAGCTTGCAGATACTTCATTACTGTATCTTCAAACCACTCATTGTATGGCCTTTTGCCTAAAGGAACAAAATCTGCAAGATGTGTGTTAAGTATGCGTGATGCTTTTTCTACACCTTGCTGACCTTTTTTAAATCCAGAAATTTCTTGTGCATGCAAATCTTCAAGAGAGCGCATTAAACGCATAGCATTACCAACATGACTTTGCACGCCAGCAGCAACAGATTGCCCAAGTGAGCGTGCTTTTTGTCCTTCAATCGGCACACCCATATTATAATTTAACAAATAAAAATACTGTTTAATATCATCACTAAACTCATCACTTGCCAAGATACGTTGCCCACGGCTGCCGAATGGATTGCCGAATGATGCAGTATATTCACCACGGGAGTTTGCATAAACTAGCTCACCTGTCTTTGGATCAATAGTATGTGCAACTTCTTCACCACGCATTCTTGCTCTAGCCTTACCTATACCAGAACGAATAGCTGGTATCATGTTTGCGCCAACACGCAAACCGCCACCAAGAAAACCACCAAATGCCGTTTCTACAGCAATATTGCTAACAGATTCATACGGATCATCACCAACAGCAAAAGGCGCACGTCTTGCTTCTGATGCTGTGCCATACGCCAAACCAACGCCGCCAAAACGAGCAGTAGCTTGCCCAACTGTTTTACCCAGTTTGAGTGTATTTAATGCTGGAACAAATGATAAAAAGAAAAGAGGGTCGCCAATCGTGCCGCCAGCAAGTTGAGATGTAAATGGCGCACTAGCCATAATCTGTTTGCGCTGCAAAGAATCAGCAAGGCGGCCTTCAAGATAGGCAAGATGGTCTGCATTTTTTGCACGCACAAGGTCTTCAGCGTATGGCAAATATTGTTCAGAAATATGGTCTGCCGCAACAAAATCAGGGTCAAAGCCAATATTACCAAACAAAGCTGCCTCTTCAACAGACTCAACAAGAGGCATATTATTATAGGCAACAGCCGCTTTAAATCCTTGCACCCATGTTGCATCTGGTGTTGCAAGATATTCTGGCGGCATGTGATTAACATAATTGCGACCACGGCGATTGTATTCAATCATTAAAACGCTTTCCCTGCCTGTCTTGCAATTTCTTCATCTGTTAGTTTGAACTCTCTAATGCGCTCTTGTTCTAGCTCCATCGCACGAGCGCCTTGACGTAACCGCATGCCTCGCGCTGCGAGAATAGCATTTGCGTTAACATAGACAGGCTGGCCTAAACTATCGATAGCCATTAAGCCAGACTCTTTATCAACAATAAGATAAGTACCCCTCTGCCTTGTTGGAGCAAGATAATGAGTTTGCCCTAAAAAATTATTTGCACCACCAGTAAGTGTCCGCAAAACAGAATCAACAGCAGAATCAAATTCATTTAACTCTTCTCTGCCCATAATTGCTTCTGGTGCAAAACGAGTTTTAGGCTGCACGCCCATTTCTACTGGCCTAAAATATTTTGTTGCTGTAAAAACTGTGTTCTTTGACTGCTCTAATATTTCTCTAGCTGCATCTGCGCCATAAAAATAAATATACTTTTCGGCTAGTGGACGGAAGAAGTTTGCTTCTTCGGCTGATATACTTTTGCCCATAACAGAAGAGATAAACCCCTCAACAGTTTCTTCTGTTTTATTTCCTGTTTTAACAAGCTCGGCTTTGATGCGAGAGTTTCTTTGTGTTACATCCAGCAGTTCAAAATCTTGTGTTTTCTGAAACCACTGACTTAACTTTTCTGGTTGCATTGATGTTGAATAACGACCAAGAGATTCCATCAAAGCAACTGTTTCATCACTAAAGCCACGATTAAGACGCATCTCTGTGCCAAAATCATCAAAGTCTCTTGTTAATGTAAAGTACATATTCATGGCATTCTCAAGCTTATTTTGTGAAGCTAAGTCAGCTAATATGTCAGGAGAAAACATATTTGTTATTTGTTGCGGCAAAGCAGAGCGACCATTAATTAAACTATGCAATGGTGTTCCTTCATCAAATGACCCTGCTGAATAAGCACGCATTACATCAAACGCATTATTAATGCCTTGTGATTCAAGAAACTGTTTGGCTTCGCTTGCGCTTACTGGTTGGTTGGATATCAGTAATGTGCCTGTACGAGCATTTTGTTTAGCTATTTTTGTTGTGTTAAATTCTTGTGCGACCTTGCCCTCAAGAACAGTAATCTTTGATGCAACTTCATCACGTATTCCAATAAACTCATCGCTTGTTACAAACTTTTGTGTAAATCCCGCAGCATCAAAAATCGAGCGTTCTTCCACGCCCAATGAATTATATAAAGATGGATTGGTCATAACCATGCTCATCCTGTTGAGCATAAACTGACTTCTGCTATAACTATCAAAGCTAGAGCCACCACCCATCTGGTTCATTACTCTGACCGCCATGCCATTAGCCTGACCACCAAAAAATGATTTTCTTAACTGCTTTTTAAGATTAGGTACAACGTCATCACCAATGCGAGATGAATGCTTCGCTTGCAACTGATCTATGTTAGCGAGTTGTTGTTCATACAACTGGGTAAGAACAGCACCAGTAACGCCTACCTCTTCACTGTCTTCATCAAATGTAAGCTCACCAACTGTTGCCCCACCAACAGTCATTGCCAAAATATCATCGTTAGTTTTTTTAATAATAGTTAACATGTTTTCTTTGTCAGCATCTAGCGCAGCTTTTACAGCTTTGTTGCGTATGTCTTGCACATGCTGCACTTGAACGGCTGCACCAAGGTCAGATACTGCACCACCAAGGTCGCCAGATAGTTTTGCAGTTTCAGCTATGTATGATTGAAAGTTTGAAACAAACTGGTCTTCGTTAGCAGGGCTTGATAAATCAGGTTCGCCATCTGCATTTTTGTTGTAACGAAAAGCATTAGCTGCATTCGATATATCAACTTTTGTTGCGTTCAGATAGCGTTGATTAAGAAGAGGCTTTGCAGAAGCGCGAGCAACTTTAGACAAATCAGCTTCATCAATAATTGCACTGTAATCTTCAACATTAAGAGAGCCATCTGGATTGCGAGCAAATGTATAAGATGCTGCAAACTCTTTGCCCTCTTCTTGCTGTCTGTCAACAGTTAGCTTAAATGCAGAATCAAGCAACTGCTGACCCATGCGCATCTGACTTTCAGCAGCACGCACGCCAGCATTAGATGGCCTTACCAATCCAATAGGGCCAACAGCAGGAGCAGATGTTTGAAACTTTTTTATTTCCATAATTAACCTGTTTACGTTGGAGTTACCTGATACATTTTTAACCCAGCACCAACTAGATTCATCATTTGTTGATTGCGTGCAGAGCTTCTTGCAAAACGCTCGTCCATCATAGCTTGGTCAGCACGAGTGGCAGACAGTGACATTTGACCTAGTGTTCTTATTGAGGCTTGGTCTAATGCCTTTGATGATTTTCCTGCTGCTGCTTTACGTATAGCTTTTATTGAACGGTCTTGCCTACCCTGCCCAGCAAGAACAAGTAGCTTTTCATATTGACGGAATTGTTCAACGCGATTGTTGTGGTCAATAAGACCACCAAGTTCCGCACGCTTCATCTCTTGATAATTCTGTTGCTGCAGCATTCTTGCAGAATCAACTTGCGCACGTTCTCTTGCTGATATTCCTTGGCTAGTGATAAATGCACCAGCCGCCATTAATGCAATTTCAAAAGCCATTAAAATGCCACCTCTATTACCATACCGTTAATTTGCAAATCCAACGGTGCTGATTGCGATATAGTTACTCGTGGGTCTTTGCTAAAACCCAACGGTCTAAACTCTTCTTTACCTGTTTGTTTAACACGAGGTTGTGAAGGATCAAAGTTTACATTACGAATAATCATATCAGTTCCATTAACAGAAACAGATAGCGTGTCGTTAAGATCAAGATCAACTAATGAAAGCCTGCGTGGCCTTGCAGTCAAAGGCCCACCTTGTACAGCAGCATCAATAGGCAGTGTCTTTAATTCTGGCGTAAACTTGTAACCAATCTCAGCAGACGTAGACGTTGCATCAACAGCAGACACATCTGCATTGCTACTAGCAACAGTAAATGAGCCTAAGTATTCTGTACCTTCAACAACATCAACAGATGCACCATTAGCAAACACAGAAGATACATTAAAGACACCAGCAGTTCCTGTATAATCTTTGCTGCAATCAAGCTGAAAGTCAGTATCAAACTGTTCAAGATATAGCTTTGTTGTGCCATCACCTTGGTCACGCGACACAACAGCAAACAAGTTATTATCTGTAGACCCAACAGAAACGTAGTTACCGTTTGTTGTCCAGTTCATCCAACCTAACTTCTTTTCGTTACGAATGTGGTAGAATACAGATATGTTACCATCACCATTCAAAAAGAAGCCATAAGCCCCAGACCTGTTTAAAGAGCCTTTAACGACTGCTAGTTGCTTAGGGTTGTTTATAAGGTGGGAAGATAGCAAAGACACCTGTGCGCCAACGTAAGCCCCTTCAGAATCCGTAAATACAAACTCTCTAACAGCAGTACCAGTTGACTGCACAAACAATGTTGCACCATCAATAGATTGTGGTCTAACAAAACCAGTACCGAATGGAGTCTGCGCAGATATTTTTGCATTAGCTGGTGTTAATGGCTGCGTTGTAGAACTAGGCAGAAAAAACTCACCTTGCGATGCAAACACTTGCAAGTCTCTGTTTGACACCAAATGACGAATACGATTTGTTACACCAGCAGCAACATCTAAATCTATAGCATCTGTATCCTCGCCCTTGCCAACATCAAAGTTAAAATACTCTGCTGTTTTAGAACTCCATATACCATCAGGTTGACTATCAGTACCGCCAAACCAAAGACGATTTTCATGAAATGTTATAGCAGATGGAAAGCCACGAAATGTAGAGTATGATTGTTCAAACCATTCTGTAGTAGCTGCTGTTGATTCTATCGTAACAGAACCGCCACCAATATCCTCTAATGAAGCACTAGCACCAGCAGTCACCTCATATTTATTTTCATCAATAATACGAGATATTGTTCTTGTACCATTTATATTCGATGCTGATATACCACCTACACCACCAGCATTTGCAATAGTAACAGAAGCACCAGACGCAAGACCATGATTTACATGTGCAATCTCTATTGCAGAAACATCTTTTTTTGTTTTGATGGCATCAATATCTAATTGTTTTTGTATTGTGCCTTTAATATTACCAGTAACATTTTGTGCATCTGTAAAACCAGTTATAACAACTTCAGTCTCACCAATAAGCAATCTTGTGCCAACTTGTGCGCTATTAAAATAATCAGCACTTGTTGTAAAGGTTCTGCCTGTTCCAGATGTATGAGATGGAGTTATAGTTACACCAGCACTTTGAAAATTATAATATGGCTGAAAAGTTTTATTGCCATCTAATGATGTTTCAAAAGCGTACTGTTCACGCACAAATGTATCCAATGCTGTACGTTTTAATATAACAGGGAAAAAATCTGAATGACAAAAGAACATAAAGTCACCAGATTGAGCAAATGTAATCTGTGGTATGCGTGCGCTTGTAAATTCAGAAAAGGCAACAGTTGCACTTAATGACACCGCACCAGTAGTAGGATTAATAAAAAATGCATCAACATTTCCATTACGAAGGGCAATAATATATTTCTCATCGTCTGAAAAAACAAACGGCTCAATCCTTATCTGTTGCGTTAAGGTGCTATCGTAAGTATCTGAAAACTTATGAATAAACTTCGAGCCGGGCCTTTTTATGACACCGCCTTCAGCACGTATAAAAAAGTTAGTAACCTTTTCGGCAGCATTTTGATAAACCTGAGAGTCAGTCCTTGATGTTAAAGAAGGGCTGATTTCACCAAAAGAAAAGTTGTTTAAAGGTACACGGACGCGTGCCATTAACTTCTCCTTTCAGTAATGAACCTCGATGTTGTCAGCTTGCGTGTTGTTTGTTGTTGTGCATCAAGTGTTTTGGCTTGTTGCATTAACAACTGAGCTTTACGTTCCATCATTTGAGCCATTTGTTCATCTCTGGCAATAGCTAACGCAAAACTTGCAGCCAAAGAATATTGTACAGCTAATGTAAAGTAACTTGGAAAATCTGTTTCTCTTGCACGAAAAGTATAATCAATAATTAAAGTTGATGTACTAGACTCATCACAAAATATCTTGTCGCCATATATTGTGTACGCAATAAGTTGATCATCAATAGTAACAGCATGAACCATTAAATTATCTGATGGTATTTGATAAGCAGCATCAAAACGACCAGTTGGCTCATTTGTCAATCTATTTAACTGTGCTTGATTTGTAGCAAAACGCCATCGTGTTGTACATAGCGCTGTACGTACAGTATCTTCATAAATATTATCTGCAACCAATGCTTCTGTACTGTCTGCAGAAAACGAAGTAATAGGATTCGCGCCAATAAGTATTAGGCCACGAGACGCAATATCAATATCTGAATTAGCTACACTACTCATTTGGTTATGG